CCGTTTACGGTATACGGTGATCCCCGGTCAATGGAGGTAGACTCCTCTGATTGGAATTGTTGCTTCATCACAGAGATGATGCCTCTGGATCAATTCGAGGATGATTACCCCGACGCTGAGAAGGTGGACTGGGAGACAGACTTTGCTGGCATCGATAACGCCGATGAATGGCTGTCAGAGGATAGTGTCAGGGTTGTAGATTACTGGGTCCGAGAGGAAGTAGAGCGGGAGATCGTCCAATTGTCAGACGGGTCAATCATTGGCTCTGACGATCTGGACGAAGAGCTTATGAACTTTATGGCGGTCCAAGGCATCCAAGTTACGAACCAGCGGATGACTAAGACACACAAGGTCAAGCGGTACACGATGACCGCCGTGGAAATCTTGGATGAGATAGAATGGCCGGGAATGTATATCCCTATTGTTCCGGTACTAGGGGAGGAATGTTGGGTTGAAGGAAAAAGATATTTCAAGTCTCTCATCCGGGACGCAAAAGACCCGCAACGCATCTACAACTACTGGCGTACAGCTTCCGCTGAGTTGGTGGCACTGGCTCCCAAGGCTCCTTTTGTCGGTGCGGTAGGGCAGTTTGATACGGACGGGTCCAAGTGGGCCACGGCTAACACGGAAAGCCATCCATACCTCCAATATGACCCCGATGAGGTGGCATCTCCGCCCCAACGGCAACCATTCGCAGGGCCACCAGCCGGGGCTCTCCAAGAGGCTCTAAACGCCGCTGACGACATGAAGTCCGTGATTGGTATTTTCGACTCTGCCCTTGGTGCGGCTTCCAATGAGGTGACGGGTAAGGCGATCATAGAACGGAAGCGGCAATCAGACACATCAACCTATCACTTTAACGACAACCTCAACCGGGCCGTAACCCACGCCGGAAAAATTATCATTGATCTGATCCCGCACGTTTACACAGAGGGCCGGATAGTCCGTGTATTAGGTGAGGATGACACGCCGGAAAATGTACCGCTAAACCAGCCCATACCCATGATGGAGCAGGGCCAGCCAGTGATGGATCAGCAAGGGATGCCAATGACACGCATCCACGATCTGACAAAAGGAAAATACGACATCATCGTAAGGCCGGGTCCATCCTACGCCACACGCCGTGAAGAAGCCGCCGCACAGATGATGGAACTGTTACGGGTCTTCCCACAGGCCGCTCCATACGTTGGAGACATCTTCGCCAAAAACTTGGATTGGCCGGGTGCCGATCAAATTGCGGAACGGCTTGAAAGAGTGATCAGCGGTGCCGGTGGTCAGGACGGCGAGAAGGAGATGCTTGGCGCACAGTTAAAGGCCGCGATGGACTACATTACGAAGCTAGAGGGCGATCAGAACATAGATCAGGTAAAGGTCCAGCTAGACGCACAGAAAGTTGGCATTGACCAATTCAAGGCAGAGACCGACCGCATGGAAGCGGAAGCCGAAATTGTAAAGGATTTAGCACAAGCCCGATCATACGGGCCTGTCACCAATTACCCGATGGGGTAATCGAGCAAGGCATAAGCCACTCGCAACAAGCGCCTCCGGGCGCTTTTTTTAATTGAGGAAGACATGAGCGAACAACCGGACGAAGACGGATTCGTGGAAGAGGCCGCAGAGGCCGAAGCAGAAGATACCCAAGAGGTAGAGGCGGAAGAGGCAGAAGCCGATGAAGTCGATGCTGATGAGGTAGACGATGCGGAAGAGGGCGACGACGACGAAGCCAAAGAAGCCGAAGAGGTGGAGGCTGAACTGTTTGAGCTAACGCTGGATGACGGGACCAAAGTAGAGGTGCCGCAATCAGCAAAAGATGCGTTTATGAAGAACGCTGACTACACACAAAAAACACAGTCGCTAAGTGAACAACGCAAGGCACTGGAAGCTGATCGACAGCGGTTCCAGCAAGCTATCAAAATGCAAACCCAGTTCACTGAAGCTGACTCCAACGTCCGAGTGATTGACAGTCAATTAGCCCAATATGAGGGCATTGATTGGAACACTTGGGGACAGCAAGACCCAGCATCCGCGCAACAGGCGCAGATACAGTTGGGAGCCTTGCGGGAACAACGAGGACAGGCGGTCCAAGAACTGCAAAAGCTACAAGCCGAGGCTCAACAGACGGAATCCAGAGAGATAGCCCGTCAAACTGAGGAAAACCGGCAAAAGGTAGCAACGGCAGTAGCTGATTGGTCGTCTGACACTGAACGGGCCATCTTCGACTACGGTCTGAAGAGTGGCCTATCCGAAAGTCAATTGGCCTCGACTAATTATGATCCGGCAGTTTTGTCGATCTTAAATAAGGCGCGGCTGTTTGATGAACTTCAACAGCGGCAGACCGCAAAACCTAAAAAGAAGAAGGCGGAACCAGTTCCGAAAGCTGAAAAGGTGAGGGCGAAAAAATCGTCTAACCGATCAGCCCCAACGGACTCTGATTCTACCGAAGCATGGTTAAAAAAGCGGAATGCCCAGATAGCTAAACGCATGGCGGGATAGTCATGCGGAAGGGTATATTATGGCTAACTCACTACTCACACCAACGGCGGTCACACGGGAAGCCCTGCGTGTCCTCCACCAAAAGCTGAACTTTGTTGGCACCTGTAACCGCCAATATGATTCCAGCTACGCCCAAGACGGCGCAAAAATTGGCGACAGCCTGAAGATTAGGTTGCCTAACCAGTACACCGTCCGTACCGGCGCAACTCTCTCCGCACAAGATACCACGGAGCAAAGCGTAACCCTCCAAGTCGCAACTCAAAAAGGTGTCGATGTAAACTTCACCTCCTCTGAGTTGACGATGGACATCGATGACTTTTCTGATCGTATCCTAGAGCCAGCAATGGCATCTCTGGCGGCGAACATAGAGTCGGATGCACTGTCCATGTATAAGGAAGTGGCAAACGAGGTATCTGACGTTGGGGCAACCATCACCGCCGCTGACGTTCTTGGTGCGTCTAAGGTTCTCACGGACAACTTGGCTCCTTACAGCCAGCGTTGCCTTAACTTAAACACGCAAGACAACATTGATCTGGTTGATGCCCTCAAGGGTCTCTTCAACGATCAGTCAAACGTGGGCAAGAACTACCGTGAAGGCCGGGTTGCTTCCAACACGTTCGGGTTCTCCGACATCATGGAAAACACCCTTATGCCATCCCACACCACGGGATCGGATGACGGCACGGGCGACTATCTCGTGAACGACTCTGGCACCATTGCCGAGGGCTCCACATCGATCACTATCGATACTGGTGCCGGAACTTGGAAGAAGGGCGACATCTTCGTGTTTGCCGGGGTGAACTCAGTCCACCCGGAGACCAAAGTAAGCACGGGCGTTCTCAAGCAGTTCGTTGTAACGGCGGATGCGGGTAGTAGCGCGACAACCCTCAACTTCTCACCGGCTCTCTTCTCTTCTGCCGGTCAGCAAAACGTGTCTGCAATGCCAGCCAACAACGCCGCTCTCTCCAAGTTAGAGAGTGACCGTTCCACGGCTATCGGTGCAAGTGCCGATTACAACATCAGCATGGCTTACCACAAGGATGCCTTCGCATTTGCGACTGCCGACTTGCTCAAGCCTAAAGGTGTCGATTTCGTGGCTCGTGAAGTCATGGACGGCATCTCAATGCGGATTGTTCGGGACTACGACATCTCAAACGACAAATTCCCATGTCGTATTGATGTTCTGTATGGCTTCAAAGCTATACGTCCAGA